ATAATGAAAAGAATTTCTGAATTAGAATCAAGAGGAGCAGTAGGTAAATTACCAGAACGAACAATACATAAAGTAAGAGTGGGTGATAGTTGGAAATATTCATATCAACAAGGTGGTATGGCAGATATGTCAGCAGCACCAATGGTACAACCAAGAAAGAAAAAAACTCAATCGGGGTTTCGTTCTAAATATTCTAAAGGTGGTGGTGTTAGAGCCGCTAAATATAAGGTATAGTTATGGGAATAATTTTAAGATTAATAGCGATGGGAGTTCCTGCTTCTAAAATTATAGCAAAGTATGGTAAGAAAGCATATAATGCCGCTAAAAAAAGATATACGCAAGGATGGAAAGAAAATTTATCGGATAAGATTATTGAAACTGTACCAGAACAAGCAATAGGAGTTGGAGGAGTAGGAATAGGATTAGAAAAGGCAAATAAAGCGGCAATAAGATATTTAGAAAATAAAAGAATAAAAAAAGAAGATAAAAAGCAAAGAGGCCCTAGAGATGAAAAAAGATATGGGGGTAAAACTAAATCAAAATACAGCAAAGGTGGCGGTGTAAGGGCTGCTAAATATAAAATATAATTATGTCAACAGTAGAAGAAAGAAAAAAGAATAGAATTAAAAAAACTATTAAAACAATTTTAGAAAATAATCCTATAACAGGGCTAAGTACTAGAGTTGCTAGTTTACTTAAAGGTAAATTAACACCAGAAAAAGAAATAACACTTGAAAGTATAATTTCTGATTTAAAATTAAGTAGTGGTGATAGGGGTGCGGCAGAAGCAATGCCTAAAAAAGATTTTGAAAGAAATGTTTTAATATCAAAAATTAGAAAAGGCATGAGTGAAGGTACTATTAAAGTAAAACCCATGAAAAAAGGTGGTAAAACTAAATCAAAATACAGCAAAGGTGGCGGTGTTAGAGCCGCTAAATATAAAATATAGTTATGCCCGAAATAAAAATAAAAAAGAAACCATTATCACCTGCACAAAAGAAAAAAGATGCGGCAATAATGAAAGCCGAAGAGGCTAGACGTAAACGTGTAAAAGATAAATTAAGAAAAGATGCGGCTAAGTCGTACTATAGTTCTGTAAAAGGATATAAAGGCAAGGGTGGTGGACAGAACACTAAAGCAAAAAGCTATACAGAAAAAATGGCTGATAAAAAAAGGATGGAGATTAGAGAAGCGGCTAGAGGCAATATGACTTTACAACAATCTAAAGTAACAGGTAGATTAGTTAATTTAAATAAGGAATTAAAAAAAATACAAAAACAAATACAGACTTTATCAAAAGGCAGAAAGTAATTGCCTTTCAAATCAGAAAAGCAAAAAAAGTTTCTCTTTGCTAATAAACCTAAATTAGCTAAGAGATGGTCAGAAAAATATAACAAAGGAGCAACAGTGAAGAAAAAATCAAAAATAGGATATAAAGCAGGGGAGAGTGTTAAAAAAAAATGGACTCCTTTAGATTTAGATGCCTTATTAATAAAAAGAAAGAAAATTGACGCCCAAATTGAAATGGCTAAAAAACGAAAATGGATTAAAGGTAGACCAAGCGGAGTTCAGCTAACAGGAAGTAAAAAATACGTTAAAAAAGGTGGAAAAGTTTAATTTATTTAATACTAATGCGTATTACAGCAATAGATATGGATGGATAATGAAAAATAACCCAAACGATTGTAAAAATTGTAAAACGTGTGGACATGAATGTCATTGTTCTAATGGTGGCTCCTGCTGTGGTGAACAATGTGAATGTAAATGTTGTGAACATAATGAAGAGTAAATTAAATTGTATAGGTTATCCTCACGATGACCCATATGGACTAATAGCAGCTTTTAAAAAAACATTTGGATTTAATAAAGAAAAAAAAGATGAATCAAATACTCCCAAACCGAAAAAAAGAATTAACCCAAAAGCAAGAAAAATTTCTAGACGTTCTCTTTAACAATGGAGGACAGGTGATGTCTGCTATTGAAGAAGCAGGGTACAGCCCAGATTCTAGAGGGTGGTTAATGAAGTCTGTAAAAGATGAAATTATAGATAGAGCTAAAACACAATTAGCAGGTTCTTCTGTAAAAGCAATAAATAGATTAAGTGAAGGTTTAGACGCAGATGGAACAATACCATCTGGACAAATGGATGTTAGAATGAAAGCAGCTTCTGAGATTTTAGACAGAGCAGGGATTAGTAAACGTCAGGAAGTTAGTGTTAGTGGTCAAGTATTACATGGTGTAGTTATGTTACCGGCTAAAGATAAAATTAAAACTATAGGAGAAAATTAAATGGGAAGTCCATATCAAGTATCAAAAGTTAATAAAGAAAAAGCTAATCGAATAGCTAGAAAATGGATGAATCGAACTCAAAAAGGTATGAGGATTGATGATTTTATTAAACAAGAAGTATACGGACAAGGTTTTACTGGAATAAAAAATATGGTTAAAGCTATAATTGGGGGAACAGGTGCTGCTATTGAAACAAAATTATCCAAAAAATTAAAACCAACTAAATATGCTGATTCTAAAAAGGTAAAACAAAAAAAGAAGAAATAATGAATGACAAGACGATACAATTTCAGTTTAGCTCAGAAGGCAAGGATTGAAGCTAGACGTAAATTAAGAGAAAAACAAAAAAAAGCAGACAGATTAGCAAAGAAATTAGCTAATGAACGTCAAAGAACAAAAGAATTAAAAGAAAACCTTAAAAGAGTTGATGCAATCAACAGAAAAGGTGGTGCTATAACAGATGATATACTGGATAAAGTACCAAAATCAGTTAAAAAGTCAGTAGAAGACCAAGCTGAAGTAGTTTTTATGCCTAATGAAGGCCCACAAACTAAATTTTTAGCTTCTCCAGAGAAAGAAGTATTGTATGGAGGTGCTGCGGGTGGTGGAAAATCATTTGCATTACTAGTTGACTTACTTAGATACTGTCATAATCCAAATCATAGGGCATTATTACTAAGAAGAACATTAGCTGAACTAACAGAATTAATAGACAGCAGCCGAAAACTCTATGCAAAAGCATTTCCGGGTGCTATTTTTAAAGAATCAAAAAGTACATGGCATTTTCCATCTGGTGCAACAGCATTATTCTCATATGTGGATAAAGACAGCGATGTAACAAGGTATCAAGGACAAGCATTTACTTGGATTGGTATTGATGAGTTAGGACATTATCCAACTCCCTATGTTTGGAACTACTTACGTTCACGTTTACGTAGTACAGATAAAAGTATTGATACATATATGAGAGCTTCTTCTAATCCCGGTGGTGTAGGAGGATGGTGGATAAAGAAAATGTTTGTAGACCCGATATTACCGGGTGAACCATTTTATGCTACAGACATAGACACAGGTGACGTTTTAAAATTTGGTAGATATCACGAAAAAGCAGGTAAACCTTTATTTCAAAGAAAGTTTATACCTGCACGATTAACGGATAATCCTTACTTGGCTGAATCTGGTGAATATGAAGCAATGCTTTCATCATTACCTGAAGTAGAAAGAAAGAGATTATTAGATGGTGATTGGGATGTTGCAGAAGGTGCAGCATTTCCAGAGTTCAGTAAAGTTATACACGTTATTGAACCTTATGAATTACCCAACAATTGGATAAGAATACGTTCTGCTGATTATGGTTATTCCTCACCAAGTTGTGTCCTTTGGGGTGCAGTTGATTGGGATGGAAATATAATTATATACAGAGAACTATATCAGAGTGGACTTACGGGTGAACAACTTGCAAATAGAATAAATGACTTAGAGGTTTATGACCCACCAATGCACACTTCTGTATTAGATGCTAGTTGTTGGAGTAAATCAGGTATTGGCCCTAGTATTGCTGATAGCATTATTAGAGCCGGTATACGTTTTGTACCATCAAATAGAGATAGAATAAGTGGTAAAGTAGAACTACATAGACGATTGTCTATACGAGAAAAAACAGGTGAACCACAATTAAAAATATTTTCTAATTGTATAAATTTAATTAGAACATTACCAACAATACCTTATGCAAAAAATAATGCAGAGGATGTTGATACAAAAACAGATGACCATGCTTACGATGCTTTACGTTATATGGTTATGACAAGACAGACAGGTGAACGGCAAAGAGCCAATTACAGATTAAATAAATTAAAAGCAGAAACATATGAACCAGTTGACAGGATTTTTGGATATTAATAGGTACGATGTAGGTGACAAGGTTATAAAACCTAAGTTATCTGATATTGCAGAAGGTAATCTTACAATAGAACAGGCTTTTGATTTACAAATTGAAGATTTACAAAGTAATATAAAAGGTAAAGATATAAAACAACAAAGAACTATTAGAAAAAATATTAATGATTTAAAAAGAAGTAAAACTCGTGTTTTAGATACTATAGATGGTTCAACAACTATAAAAAGTTTAAATAATGTAGATTCTATACAAGATTT